CTACACTTCTAGCTTCGTCGGCAGCGTCTGATGTGTATAAGAGACAGGTGCTAAAGCGCGCCGAAATTTCCCCCAAAATCGCCGTGAATTTTGTGCACAATGACAAACGTGCCAAAATCGGTTCCGGTACTTTAGGACAGTAAAGCAATGATGTAAATGTTCATGGTTTGTTAACATATCCGTTTGTTATTTGTGCTATAATAAGTATAGAAAGGAGCGTGTATAAGATGAAAATAGTTAAACTGCCTGCTTGCTATGTTCGGTATTTGTATGCTGGTTATGTTGTCTGGTATGAGGGGTATTATTACTATTATACGGATGGGGCATTTTACAGGTATACTAAAATGAAAGCTGATTATGACGATGAAGAAGAGGTGAAAGTTGTATGCTGAATTATAAGCGTTATTATTTGCGCTCGAATAGTTATGACTATCTGGCGTTGAACAAGGTTTTAATAACCTATGATGCAAAATATGGGTATTTGCAAGAAATTGAGAAAGACGGCAGGCGGTATATTATTGCATCCCGTCACCGTTTCGGAAGCAACATCGTAGAGGATGTAATTGTGGGGGTGCGAGTATGACACTGAAAGACTATCACAAGTTTACTTTAGGCACATCCGACCATCTGACCCGCTGCCGCGTGCTGTGGGGCGGTGGTGAAATCATGAACGATTATTTTAGTCATTTGGGCGATGTCGGGCAGAGCATCAAAATCCGTTCTGCCCGATACGATGAAAAGCACGACGTCTTGACCGCGTATGCGACGGATAAGGGTTTTGTTGAATACCGCAACGAGTTGAGACGCCGGCAGCATCAGGAAGGGAGATATAAGAAGTATGACCACAAGAAATAATGCGACATTTAAAGTATGTCACATATACGTCTATCATAGCAATAAAGGTTTGTGGAACGCGGGGAGTTGCGTTTATGTAGACCCCCGTGAAATCCGCAAGTTCTATGATTGCATCCGCATATGTCTTTTGGGGGCTGCAGATTGCGTGTTGATGGAAACGCCGGACGGGTTTAGAATTGAGGTGTTTAAGTAATGAATATGGCAATCGTTAACGACATTGTTTTGATGCTCCTTTATGGATGCCTTTGCTTGCTGTTTTCTATAGTTGTGGCGATTCCTTTAAATTTACTGCTGCAGGCAATCGGTTATTGGTTGGCGGATAGAGACTTTGAAAGGAGACGCAGCAATTATGGCAAGAAGCGCTAAGCATCTTCCGAAGTACGCCCCGCAGACGTGGAGCTACTACAGCCCCAATGCTACAGACCCAAACCAACTTACAAACGCGGAGCTTGTGAAGGTTATTCGCAAGGCTGCAAAGGCGGCGAACCAACGTTTACGCGCTCTGGAAAAGAGCGACGTTATTAACACGGCAAAGACTGGTGCTTACAAGTACGCAGAAAGTCAAATGCCGGGCAAAATCAAGCCCCGCTTTAATGAGCGGCCCAAAGAGAGCGCTGCAAGAACGACGTTAAAGCAACAATATTTGCAGTTGCGCGAATTTATGACGATGAAAAGCAGCACCGTCACCGGCGTGCGTGCTATCAGAGATGCACGCTATCAGACCGCCGTGCAGCGCGGTTTCAAGGGAACTCAAGAACAATGGGATATGGCTGTTCAGAAGTTTTTCACCAAAGCTGCAGAAAAATTGTTTGACAGTGATAAAATTTATGATGCCATTACCAGCAATAATTCGGATGTTCTGGAAGATATCATAACAGCGGACCGGGACGACCAAACGACAAAAGGTCAAGCGCTGCTAGACTATATAAGGAGAATCACATAAATGAGAGAATCGCAGGGCGTGCTTGTTAGCGAGTGTTTAGCTGAATATTTGCCGCGCCTTGTGTGTCCGCAAAAAGTCAAGCGTACCAAAGGGCGCAAATATATGTCCAGTTATCTTGACATAACAGCAACATTTGACATTGAAACCACGAACACAGACACAGACGGCTTTGCATATAGCTGGCAAACCTGTATTGGTGGAATGGTCATTGTTCCTAGGTATTTTGAGGACTGGGCAGAAATGCTGGAAACTCTGGTGGATAAATGGGGCGTTAATGAGAAGAACCGGCTTGTTCTGTATGTGCATAATCTGGGTTATGAGCATCAGTATATTATGCAGCTTCTAACGGCTCGTTGGGGTTTGGCTGATAGCTTATATACGAAAAGCCGCAAGCCCTTGTATTTGCGCTTTGATAACGGTGTTGAGTTTCGGGACAGTTTCAAGCTGTTCCAAAAGAGCCTTGCCAGGGCAACAGAAGGTTGCACGCATGCAAAACTTGCAGGCGACCTTGATTATACGGTATATCGTACTCCTGATACGCCGCTGACAGATACAGAATTTGCGTATTGCGTCAATGATGTGTTGGGTCTGTACGAAGCAATTGAACGCCTGAAAGCCGAACACGGCTATAATCAAGCGACCATACCATATACTAACACAGGCATGGTCATTGAAGCAGTGCGCAAAGAAATAATGCCCGACCGGCGATGTATGGCAGCTATCAAAGCGCTGCAGCTTGACCGCGAACAGATGGCGCTTGCATATCACTGTATGGCGGGTGGTGACACGCACGGTACGCGTTGGCGTGCCGGGCGTACCTATACCAATTGTAACTCCTATGACTTCAAAAGTGCGCACCCGTCGCAGCAATTGTTGTGGAAATTTCCATCGGGTGCGCCTGTAACGCTGCCCGCTGACTTGCCGGAAACAGATTTAAAAAAATTCATCAAGGTCGGGTATGGCTGGATAGCGAAACTCTGTATCATTAACCCCCGGTGCAATCCCGAATGCCCTGACCCCTGCATTTCGTTCAGCAAATGCCCTGACGTGTCGGGCCTTGATGAACTCGACAACGGGCGAGTGCTGGGAGCCGATGCCCTTTTCTGGTATTGTGATTCAAACGACTACCAGCGGTTTGTTGATGGGTATACCTATGATAAAATAGTTGCAGTGGAAAGTGTGGCGTTTCGGCTGGATTATTTGCCTGATTCTTTCCGCAAAACGATTTATGAAAAGTTCCGTGTAAAAGAATCGGAAAAAGGCAGTCCTGATTATGCTTTTGCAAAAATTTGCGTCAATACCATTTTCGGTGCATGTGCACAGAAAACGGTGCGTGATGAATACGGGTGCGACCCTGACACGTTGGAGTGCACGCACAAAAGCTGGATAATGAACTTGCAGAGTAAAGACGATTCCGAAATTCAGAAATCACAAGAAAAGAAATTTCCTTTCTTGTGGGGCCTGTGGACGGCTTCACTTTCCCGCCTTAAGCTGTGGGATATGCTGAAACGTGTAGGATGGGAAAATGTCATATACTGGGACACCGATTCTTGCAAGTTTGAGGGGGAGAAACAGCCCGCCATTGACGACTATAACGCCGCCATCCGTGCGCAATGCGTGAAGCGTGATTGCGTTGTTGAAAAGAAAGACGGAAGTAAAGTCTTTATTGGCGTCGCAGAGGATGAACACCCGCACGACCGGTACGGAATGCAGGCTTTCCGGTTCCTGCACGCAAAATGCTATGCTTGTGTCGATGCAGACGGGACAATTGAAAGCACGATTGCGGGAGTCAATAAGAAAGCGGGCGTAAAGGCTCTTGATGGCAGCATTGACAACTTGCGGGATGGGCTGTTGATATCCCCCGCAGGCGGTCAATGTCTGGCATACCATGATGAACCCATACGGCAACGAACCGACTTTGCAAAGCCCACGGTTTCCGCGTCGTGGGTTGTCATGACTGACCGTGAATACCGGGTATCAGATGAACGCAGTCTTTTAATGGAATGTGAGGTGTTAGCATGAGTTTGGAGTATTTAGAAGGATATAGCAATAAAGGGGGAACTGCTGATGTGTGGATACTACGAGACGAAGAGGGGGAAATTATTGCTTTCACGATGCAGATTTTCACAAATTGTTCATAGTTTGTTAACATATCAAGACGGGAAATGTGGTATTATATAATCACAGAAAGGAACAAACCAATACAGACAGAAAGGAAAACAACATGGCAAGTATCACAAAGGTTGAAATCTGGGAAGATATCGCGGGGAACGTCATCGGGCTTGTGTTTGACCCTGCAGGCCAGCTGACGAACGCGGTGCAGAATCTGGGTGCGCAGCAGCCGCTGCCGCGTCCCGCGCTGGTGGAAGCGGCGCGGCAGGCTTTCCCGTTCGCCCCCACATATGACCCGCACGCATTCGGTGAAAGGTCTCTTGCGGACCTGTATGTTTACTTGCAGGCATACAATCACCACATCGCTGATATCTTTCCGGAAGCACCTACGGCGCTTTTTCCGGAGCGTGCAACCCCTGCCGGGCTGCAGTTCCTTATTCGCTGGATGTTCTGAAAGGGGTGAACTTATGCAGGATATCAATAACAAATTGGCCGACTTGCTGGACGGTCTCACGAGTTTTTTTGAGCGGTTTGTGGACGATATGGTAGAGGTCACGGCGAATGAAACCACCGTAATTTCCCATCTGCAGACCATCGAGCAGAAACAGGACACCATTATTGACCTGTTGCGCACTATCGCAGCCAACACCGCAAAGTAATTTGTTCCACATGGAACATCACTGACAGAAAAGGAGATTTATTATGGCATTCGCAGTAAACAATTGCAAGAACGATGCAGCCCCGGAAGTGGTCAAACCCAAGGTGACCGTGAAAGAACTGAGAGCAGCGGGGGCGTCTGTGTCCCGTGCCCGGCAGATGTCCGATAATGTTTTGGTGTTCAACTTGCGCTTTGGTTGTGTGGACCTCTACAGCATGAGGGCCATTTCCAGCGTCAAGGGGAACTTTGTGTCAGCAGGCCAGACCAAAGGCCGGGACGACAAGTGGTATGATAACTACCGCATTTATCTGGACAAGGGTGCAAATGATGCCATTATCAAGGCTGTGCTGAGTTGCCTTGAGACGGGCAGCATTACCAAGGTGTAAATTATGAGCAAGCGCAACAAAGATATTGCGCTTGACCTGTATACCGGCGACGGCTGGGTGAATATCCCGGCTGTCGCCGCTTTAGGTTGCTGGTGCAATATCATTATCGGGAAGCGTCAAGTTGGTAAAACGTTCGGCACGCTGAAATATATGCTTGACGAAAACAAGTATTTTCTGTACATGCGTCGCACAGTGAACGAATTGCAGGCCGTCGCCGCTGACCCGGATTTGAACCCGTTTAATGCTCTGCAGTCCGTGGGTTATGATATCGGCATTCTGAAAGCTGGCAAAATTTCTTATTCCATTGGTGATATCGAATATACGGACGAAGAGGACAAAGACGGGCGCAAGAAATGGCACATTGGCAACAAAAGGGCTGTTGGCATGGCGCTGCCATCCATTGCAGGCATTCGCGGCTTTAATGGAAGCGTGTTTTCTGACCTTGTTTTCGATGAGTTTATCCCCGAAAGAATCATTGCAAAACGCAAGGCAGAGGGGGAAGCGCTTCTGAACGCCTATGTGACAGTGTGCGGTAACAGAGAGCTGGAAGGAAAGCCGCCTTTGCGCATGTGGCTGCTTGCAAACGCCTTTGACATTTCAAGCCCGATTCTGGAGCAGCTGGGATGCACCGACCTTGTGGCGAAAATGTCAAGGAGCGGGAAGGAATGGTGCATGACGGACACGGGTGTTTTTATTGCAATGCCTCACAGTGACCGTATCAGCGACCGACGCAAGCAAACGGCCCTGATGAAACACTTGGCGGGGAAAGGCGACTTTTACAAAATGGCAATGGAAAATCAGTTCGTATATAATAACCTTGAAAACGTGCGCCCCCGTAGTTTAAAAGGAATGTCCCCCTTGTTCGCATTCGCTGGGCTGTACGCATACCAGATGGATGAATTGCACTACTACATCTGTGAAAGCCCGCACAGTGGTTGGGAGCACTACGGAAGCAGCCCGCAGGCTGCAACGCAGCTGCAGGCCGTGCACCCTGAATTGCGGCCTATGATATGCTTAGGACAAGTTGACTTTTCGTCTGTCCCCGCGCTGCTCAAGACCCGAAACTATCTTGACATTAAAGATTGAAGGGTGTATGATTAAGGAGCGGGGGAGCCGCACAAAAGGAACACCCCGGAAGGGTGCGCGGCTGGCTTTTCCTTTTCCATGCCCCCGCGTTCCAATGCCTATGACCCCCGCTAATTAAACCGGGTGCGGGCGTATGTGCGCACATCGTGTCATAGGCATTGGAACAGAAAGGGGGTGAATTCATGGTAAAGGTATATTATATGAGTGTTGACGGCAATATCCGGTTGTCTGAGCATTTCAGGCTTTCAGAGTTTCAGTGCAAGGATGGGCAGGACTTTGTAGCAGTTGATTCCCGTCTTGTGGAACTGCTTGAAAACATCCGCAAAGTGTGCGGCGACGCTGTGCACATCAACAGCGGATTCCGCACAGCCAGTTGGAACCGGCAGCAGAAAGGCAGCGCACCTCACAGCAAGCACCTTTATGGGCTGGCAGCTGATATCTGGGTAGGACACTACGACAAAAACCGCCAGCCTGTCCGCACAAAGACCCCTGCCGAAGTCGCCGCAATCGCTGAAATTTTTTTAGGGAGCAGCGGCGGCGTTGGCATTTACAAGACTTTCACGCACGTCGATGTAAGAACCGGCTCTAGCCGGTGGAAAGGATGACGCCGACCCGATAGGGTGAAACGCCATGTTATTGCGTTTCAGGCGCTTTGTCCGCTGAAAGCGGTGCGCCGCATGATGGACGCGGCGCAAGAAATACCGCTAATGTCCATCGAACGACCGCGCCTTAGCGCGGAGAAAGTGAGATGCTTTTATGACTATCAACGATATTCTGGCTTTGGGCAAAATGGGTTTCACGGCACAGCAGGTGCAGCAGATGCTTTCTTTGGAACGTGCGCAGCAGGGCCAGCCCATCATGGCCCCGGCACAGAGCGCGGCCCCCGCTGCCGCTCCTGCAGCACAGCAGCCTGTTGCCCCTGACCCCATGGCGGCAATGGCACAGCAGCTTGCAGACCTGACCGCCGCCATCAACGCTAAAAGCGTTCCGACCGCTGGCACGGTGGGCAATCCTGCCCCCGTTACCAGTGTGGAAGATATCATTCTGGGGCTGGTGCAGCCTGCCGAAGCGCCTGCAAGCCCCGACTTTAACGCCGTGAAGTGACGGCAGAAAGGAGCTAACCAATGGCAAAATCCCGCACTAACATGCCGGAGCTGAAAGACATGAGCGTGTTCCGTCCGACCGATATCTATACCATTGCCAACGCGCTGGTTAAGGAAGTGACCGGGCAGGCCGCAACTATTCAGGCCGTCAACACGGCGAGTTTCATTCAGGTCGGGCAGATGTGCCTTGACCAGAGCATGGAAGGGACCCTGCAGGCGCTGTCTAATATGATTGCGCGAACGGTCATTTCCAGCCGCTCCTATGCGGGCCGGTTTACCAGCATCGAGACCGACCGGCAGGAATGGGGCCTGTTTGTCCGTGAAATCGCTTTCTTCTCTGGTGATTTCGACGAGTCAAAGTTTGTCAACACCGCGCAGAACAGCGACATTCTGGTGGACGGCAACAGCGTGGACATGTACAAAATCAAGAAGCGCTATCCGCTTGAAATGTTCTACGGCGGGCAGAAGGTTCTGAACCAGCGTTACACCACGTTCCGGAACCAGCTTAAAACCGCATTCACCAATGAAAGCGAGTTCAGCGCATTCCTTGCCGCCATGACTACCGAAATTGCAAACGACATTGCCCGCTGGAAAACCGCAGAGAACCGGGCACAAGTCATCAATTTCATGGGTGCGTTGTACAACTCTGACCGCCCGGAATGCCATGTGAACCTGACCAAAGCGTTTAACGCGGAACGCGGTACGACCTACACCACCAAAGAGCTGCTGACCACCCATCTGCAGGAATTCCTGTCATTCTTTGTGTCGTGGCTGGAAACTACCAGCAGTCTGATGGAGAACAGCAGCGTGCTGTACCACCAGACCCCCGTGTGTACCGACGACGGCGGCAACCCCCTGCATCTGTTGCGGCACACCCCGAAGAGCGAGCAAAAGCTGCTGCTGTATCAGCCCCTTATCAACGACGCGCGGAGCTGGGTCTATCCTGCCATCTTTGGCCCCGGCTATCTGAGTTTCGGCAATTATGAGGGTGTTGATTTCTGGCAGAACATCAACGACAAACCCGCCATTTCCTGCATTCCGTCGCAGTTCGACGTGAACACCGGCAGACAGGTGACGGGTGGAGCGGTCGAACTGTCCTATGTCGTGGGCCTGCTGTATGACCGCAAGGCCATGGCAACGACCTATTATCAGGATAGCGTGTACACTACGCCGTTTAACATTTCCGGTGAATACTACAACACGGAACATCATTGGAAGATGAACTACACGCAGAACCCGACGCAGAACGCCATCCTGATGTTCATGTCCGACGAACCGTAAAGGTTCTATTATAACCCCGACAACTGAATGTACAGGGGCGGCGCACCGCCGCCCCTGTTTTATTTTAAAGGAAAGTGAGGTTAATATGGCAGACCATAACGAAGGTATTGAACACGGATATCATGCACATCTGGGCAAGGTGTCAAAGCGAATCAACAGCACAAAGCGCATTGAGTTATCCGCGCTGCCGGACGAATTTCCATTTTATATGAAACGGGCCTGCAGCATGGAAACCCCCGTGTTTTATGTGCGGCTGAACAGCCTGAACATCTCCCCTCAGTACAACTACTGTTACATTGAAGAAACTCATGCATATTACTGGATTGAGGACATTACCGCACTGAACGCCAACAACTGGCAATTTTCTTGCACGATTGATGTATTGGCGACGTTCGCGGACGATATCAAGAAAACAAAAGCGTTTATTGAGTACGGCTTTAACACCGATGCCAGCGGCGCACAATACCGTTTGCAGGATTCCCGGCAGGCGGTTGCAATGAAACCCACGGTTGCAACTATCACGGCAGATATCACGGATGGTAAGTTGGGCGATACTGACGGTATTTATATTTTGTCTGCTGTTGGTAAAAGCGGCCTGTTATCTTACAAGATAGACCGAACGCAATTGGAATCTTTATTGACTGCCGTTTCTACGACGTGGGAAGCGACTACAAAAGCATTTGTTAGGTGGGAGCTGGCTCTGCCTGAGTTTATGAACAAGCTAGTGTTTGGTGATACCGCAACAAGTTGCATTCGCTCTTGCATCTGGTTACCCATAGCACAGGGGGGAGCCGGACGCGGTAAGGAAATAACGCTGGGGCAGTTCAACACGGGTGTGCTTGGTCGAGTTGTCACGAAAGACGATAATCTCTCTGTGCATACGGACATTGCGATTCCGTGGCCTGCCGCAGACTGGAAACGTCTGAATTGCCAGATTCAGTTGTACATCCCTATGGTGGGCGTGGTTGGCATTCCCGTTGACCAGTGTAACAACGCCGCAACGGTTGGTGTTGACTGGTGCATGACCTATTTGGACGGCAGTGTGTCAATTAAAGTAACCGCAGGAAATTATTGCTGTTATGTTGGCTCTACGAACATTTCCAGCGTGTACGGTATCGGCACTTCCAACATTGACCCCGTGAAAGCGGTTTCCGGCTCTATTGCTGCCGTCGGGTCCGCGCTACAGTTTGGCGGGGGCGTCGGCGCAACAATGGGGCCGTTTGGAGCGGTTGCCGGTCTGACCTCTGGTGCAGAGGGCGTCAAGCAGAGCATCCAGCCCATCAATCAGTGCGTCGGCATGACCACAGGCGCAAGCCAGACACTTCTCCCGACGGAAGCGCAGTTGACTTTATTGTACTATCCACCCATTGACGATTCCGGATATCAAAGTTTGTACGGTTATCCCGTTATGCGGGTTGCGACCCCTGCAGCTGGGTATTGTAAAACGCGCGGATTTTCCGTTGCTGCACCTATGGCAACCGGTTCCGAAACCGCATATATTAACGCCGCTATGGACGGCGGTGTATTTATTGAATAAGAAAGGAAAGGTGATACCATGTACCAGTGCTATCAAGGGAACTATGACACGCAGGCATGCGGGGGGTTTCGTCCCCCGTCTCTGAGTACGGACGTACTCAACTACTGGGAGCGTTCGTTTTTCCAGCGTATGCGGGCACTTTATAAAATCCATGGCCTGCCGGAAGCAGGCCCCGGACAAATTGGCTGGGACTATGACGCGTTTCTTTATCAACTGTTGCGCATGGGCTATGCCGTTGTGTTCAACTCTAAAACCTATGGCCTTGTGGTGCAGCCGGGTGCTCCTACGGGTTTCGGTCTGCAGTTCCAGCCGCGCGGCATGATGGTACAGACCCCCTTTTTCCAGTTTGACAGGCCGCTTGAAATTGGCACAGAATGCGCTGTTATCAAGCTGACCCCCGACTATCGCGGAGTATGGGATATCATTGAGAAATACGCCGTTGAAATGCAGCAGCTTGAAGTTTCCATTCGGCAGGCCGTTGTTAATAGCCGTTTTGCATATGCTGCTATTGCCAAAGACGACAAAGACCGCCGCACGCTCGAAACCATTTTCGAGCAACTGGAAAACGGCAAACCCGCCATTGTGGTAAACGGGCAGCTGCAAAAACCTGTCATGAACAAGGCCGACGCACAGTATCAGCTGCCTATCATGCAGTTTGACCGCGACTTGTCGAAAAACTTTATCCTGCCCGACCTGTACGACCTGAGACGCAAGACGCTGCAGGACTTTTACAGGGAGCTGGGAATTCGGGTGCAGCCCGATAAGAAAGAACGGCTCGTGACAAACGAGAGCGCAAGCGCGGACGCTGAAACGTACAATCGCCGGGAAGTCTGGAAGATTTCTCTTGACGAATCGGTGAAAGTGTGCAATGATATGTATGGAACACAGATTTCTATCGAAATCAACGAACCGCCAGAGCTGAGAGAGGGGGGCGCAGATAATGCCGATGTACTGGGGGAGCATGACGAACCAGAACAGCACGAACCAAAACAGTGATGCCATAGACCGTGCGTGCAAGCTCCTGTGCAATATCCCGGAAGGTCTCTTTCGTGATTTCAAAGTTCCCGCCGGCATGGATAGAGAACTAGCTATCAATATCATCATGCGGGAGCATGGGCTTGCACCTCTGTACCGGCCTGACCCCTATTGGATGGTTGACGCTATCCGGTATTGGGTTCAGGAAAGTATGCCCATCTGGGAAAAGCTCTATAGCACAACGCAGCTCAAGTATAACCCCATCTGGAACACTGACGTTCAGGAACGAACTACTGATGTTCGTACCACTGACCGCGATACCACGCAGGACCGAACCGCCATTAACCGTGGGAAGAGCGGGCAGACCGTGGGACAGGTGACGACCGGAGACTATCACGAGACCGGAAGCACGGAACTGCACGACGAAACCGCAGGTACAGGGCACACGGAGACTGAGGGCAAGTCGGTGACCGACGACACCAGCACCACCACGACCGTTAACAACACGGACGTCGCAGGCACGGACAAAAAGACCACGGAAAGCACAAAGAACCTTGACCAGACCGTGACCCGTGATATTTCCCCCGAAAATGCACCGGACTACCAGCCCGACGACCAAACCCACACTGTGGCAGAGGAGACTTTTAACAGCACCGAAAACGGGGAGCATAAAGAAACCACCGACTTTACCGGGAATTCCACTACTGTAGCCAACTCCACCACCGTCACAACCGGCACGTCGGACACAGAGACCCACGGACACCAAGACCAGACCACCGGGAGCCAGACGGACGGCACGACCAAAGGCACGACCGACACGAAAACAAAGGCTCACGATATCCGGCACGAAGATGCTAAAGAGGTGGGTAAAGAGAAAGTCACCGACATGTATAACCATGGCCGGATTAAGCAAGGTAACATTGGCGTCACCACCACTCAACAGATGATTGATGCAGAGCGCGAAACGGTCCTGTTCGATGTGTATATGGCAATTGCCAACGACTATCATTCAAAGTTCTGTTTGGATGTGTATTAAGGCGGTGATACTGTGGAAACGATTGTCGCCGCCATTATTACAGGTATCGTCACCCTTGTGGGCGTCCTGATTGCTAACAGCAAATCGCAAGCCGTCACAGACGTAAAGATTGAAGAGTTGACACGGGAGGTCCGCAAACACAATTCCTTTGCTGAAAAAATCCCCGTCATTGAAGAACAAATCAAAGTCGCGAATCATCGAATTGATGATTTAGAACATACACACCTGAAAGGAGAATAATTATGGATAATCTTCACATTTCGGCTGGTACTATCGCACGCACCCTTGTACTTGTTCTGGCTATCGTCAACCAGATTCTGAGCGCATGCGGCAAAAGCCCCCTGCCCATCGAATCGGAGACTTTGGAACAGCTGGTAACGGCGGGTTTTACCATCGTGGCCGCCCTGATTGCATGGTGGAAGAATAACTCTTTCACCCCGAATGCGCTTAAGGCTGACGCCCTGCTTGCGCAGCTGAACGGCAAACACTAACTGACCGACCCCCGCGCAAGCGGGGGGATTTTATGAAAGGAGTAGCTTTATGGCTGACGAAACGAGGAATCCCGATATCAGCACCCCGTTTATCTTCCAGACGTCGCCCCCGTATGCAGCACCCGGCGATAACTACCAGTACGACCTGTATTGGTTGGTGAACCAGCTCAAACAGGCATTGAACAACACGGAAACCTTGCGGCTGCATGACATCGGGCAGGATTCCCGTCTTGACGGTCTGGACGCCCTGACCGCGCAGCTGAAAGAAGCGACATGCCAGCTTTTTGCAAAGCTGAAAGCGGGCGACTTCACCAAAGATACGTTTATCGAATGGGTCAACACCAACATGACCGATATCATTTATCAGATGGTGCGGTTTGTGTTCTTTGGCCTTGACGATGACGGACACTTTGTCGCCTATATTCCTGCAAGCTGGGAGTTCCTGCATTTCGACACCCTGCTTGACCCCGATGAACCCGGGTATGGTCATCTGGTTGTTTACTACTGAGAAAGGAGCAATTCATTATGGCAAACTGCAATTGCAATGATTTCCCCATTTCGTGCGCACCTCACGCGCCGGGCGGTGACTGCTGCCATCCGCACGGATGCCCGCCGCACCCGCATCCGTGTCCCCCGCCCCCGTTCAAGGGCGGCACATCTATGTACATCGGTGCGCGGTATGTCCCGATTTTCGCCGACCCTGTGGAGTGGGACGACGAACGGGAATACGAGCCGTTGACTATCGTCGTTCATAACGGCGACTGCTACACCTCTAAGTGCTATGTGCCGAAGGGCGCACAGCTGCCCCCGTATCCGGAAGGACAGACCAAGTATTGGGTAAAGACGTCTGACTATAACTATCAGTTTGCAGACCTTAAGAAAACCGTCACCGACCTGTCCCGGCTGATTGAGCAGTTCCAGAAAGACAACGAGCGCTTTACCGAACTTATCAACGGTTGGAACGAGAAGGTTATTCAGTGGGAAAAGGATATGGCAGCATGGGGCGAACGTCTGGACGCCGTTGAATCCAAGGTTGCCGACCTGACTACCAGCTTGAACGCCGAAATCGACCGCGCAAAGGCCGCAGAGCAGGCAAACGCCGCTGCTATTGCGCAGGAGACCGCCGACCGCAAGCAGGCTATTTCTGACCTTGACGCGGCCTATAAGGCAGCAGACGCCGCAGAAGCGCAGGCCCGCGCGGAAGCAGATACCGCGCTGAGCAACCGTATTACCGCCAACAAGACCGATATCGACGCCATCAAGGCCGAACAGGTCATTCAGAACACCAATATCAGCAACAATGCAAAAAACATTGCTGATAATTCGGCTGAAATCGCAAAGCACGCTGCACGCCTGACCAGCCTTGAAAGCAATGCCAGTGATTGGGATTCTGTTTTCCCTGACACTACCATTGCACAGGAAGTTCAGAAGGAAGAAGCGGCACGCGCTAACGGTGATACGGCTCTGAACGGACGCTGTGATGCCATCGCGGCAGACGTGGAAGAGGTGCGGGATATCGCAAACCACAAAGTCGATACTACGGTCTACACGGCAGGGCAGGCGGCACAGGATGCCAAAATTGACGCAAACACTGCTGCTCTGGCAGGCAAGGCAGACAAGGGCGAAATTCCGGATGTGTCGGGCCTGCTGCCCAAAGCTGAGGCAGCAGAGACATACCAGCCCAAGGGTGAGTATGCACTGAAATCTGAGATTCCGGACGTCTCGAATTTCGTAACTACCTCTGTTTACAATGAAGGGCAGCAGG